TCAAGAAGCGCGGTGACCAAGCCTCGCCCGACCTCGCCAAGCTGGACGGCGTGCGGCTGCTCAGAACATCCGAGCCCGACGAAGGGGCGAAGCTGTCGACCGGCCTGATCAAGCTGGTGACGGGCGGCGAGCCGGTGCCCGTGCGGCACCTCAACCGCGGTTTCTTCAACCTCAAAATCAAGTTCAAGCTGACCATCCAGGGCAACCACAAGCCCGATATCCGGCAGACCGACGGCGGCATCTGGCGCCGGGTCAAGCTGGTGCTGTGGGGCGAGCGGGTGCGCGATGAGACCAATCCGAACGGGACCCGCGAAAAGGACGTCGACCTGAAGGACAAGATGCTGCCCGAGCTGAGCGGCATCTTCAATCGCCTGGTCGCCGGGCTGCTCGACTGGCTCGAAAACGGGCTGATCGAGCCCCACGACGTGACCGCCGACACCGCCGCCTATCGCAGCGAGAATGACCCGCTGGCGCGCTTCCTGCGGCTGTGCACGGTGCCCGACCCCGACGGCCAGGTGCGATCGTCGAAGCTGTACGAACTGTTCCAGGCCTGGTGCCGGCTCGCTGATGAAACCGAGTGGAAGCAGAAAGGCTTCAGCCGGGCGATGCTCGCCAAGGGCTATCAGAAGAAACAGTCGGACGGGATGCACTGGCTCGGGATCCGGCAGGTTCGCCAGCCGCACGAGTTCGTCGATCCCGACACCGGCAAGCCGACCGATTTCAGCCTGCCCGACGGCGAGGAAAGCCCTGCGCGTCCGCAGCCGCCGCCCGCCGATCACGCGTCGGGATGGGGCGAAGTCGACCCCGTGCCCCGCGATTATGATGATGATCCGCCCTTGTGATCCTTCCGGTCGGAAGGATGGCGGAAGGATGAACGGAAGGGAAAAATGGTGCTTTTCTGCGGCTTTGGAAGGGTCGGAAGGATTTTCGGGCGTGGCTTCGCACATATGTGCGGGCGCGGGCGTGCGCAGGCCTGCGCACGCAAACCACTATAACCCTTCCAATCCTTCCAACCCTTCCGAGTATGTGATTAAGGTATTGAGTTAAGGGGATTTAAGATGGCGAGCGGGCTTGACGGAACATTCCACGACGCTTCCGGCATCGTTCCGGTGGGATTTTGGCGGTTCGCGGAGGTCGAGGAGCGGCTGATCGAGGCCATGGAGGTGCTGCTGCGCTCGCCCGACCGCGAACGCCGCTGGCTCGGCAGCCAGACCCAGGCGATCTGGCGGATGGTGCAGGATGACCTCGGCACCGTACCGGCGGACGACAAGCCGATCATCACCTGCGCCTTCACCCGCCAGCAAGTCGACCTCGCCGACCAGGCGCTCGAATGGATCGCGCGCTGGGTGCCGTCGGGCGATACGCGCCGCGTCGTCGCCTGCGGCCTGGGCCAGCTGGTCGCGGACAACGCGCGGATCGACTGGTCGAAGGTGTGGCGGCAGATGGGCGGCCAGCGCGCCGGATGGACGACCGACGGCCTGCGCAAGCGCTATAATCGCGCGATCACCACGATCTGCCATCGGCTGAACGCCAGCGCTTCTGCGGCCTAGAGATCGTCAAGCCCTAGAATGTGCACGCCCGCAAATAATCCATGTCCGTTTCTAGGGGGTAATGACCCTATACAGATCTACGTTCGGGGAACGCCCATGGCACGCACCCGGATGGCCTTTCAGGCATCCTCTCCTAAAACTTCGTCCGCGCCCGCGTCGACCCGCTCGATGCGGGCGCGGTCCTTTTGGGCGAGCCAGATAAACCCCGCGAGCGACGGCAACCGGGCGGGTGGCGATCCGGCCACCCGCCCGCACCGCGCTCCGATCGAGCTGCAGGCGCTGGACATGCCGACGATGCCGACCTTGCTCCGACCCGGTGGCAAGTCGAAGCAGCAGGCCGAGCGCATCACCGACCGGCTGCGCGGCTCGGCCGCCGAGCGCGGCTATGACGCTGCCTGGACGAAGGCCTCGGCGGCGTTCCGGCAGGCCAACCCGCTGTGCGAATATTGCCTGGTGGACGGGCGCACCGCCGCGGCGGTGCTGACCGACCACCTCTATCCGCATCGCACCTTCGTCGGTGTGTTCTGGGAACAATGCTGGTGGGTGGCCGCGTGCACGGCCTGCCACAGCGGCATGAAGCAAGCGGCCGAGCGGCAGGGCAAACCCGCGCTCGACGCGCTCGCGATCCGCCTCGGCCGTCCGGTGCTGAAGGCCGGGGGGTGGGCAAAAGTCTAGGCGCCTCGCGCGCCAAGACCGGCCCCTCGCCAAAAAAAACCGGGCGCGAAATCTTCTGAAACTTTTTTTCTCGAGGGCATGATGGGACGGCGCCAGCAACCGGCGGCGATCAAGGAAGCCAAGGGCAATCCGGGCCGGCGACCGATCGCCAAGGAAGGCCCGGCAACGCCGGCGTCCGCGGTCGCTGCCCCCAAGGATCTGAAAGCCGGCCCGCGGCGGGTATGGGAACGCCTCGCGCCCGAGCTGGCGGGGATGCGGATCCTCAAGCCCTCGGACTTCACCGCCTTTCGACGCTATTGCGTGTTCGTCCACAAATGGGGCCAGCTGGAACCGCTGCTCGACAGGGCCGAGCTGGTGGTGACCACCATCTCCGCGCACAACCCTGACGGGCTCGAGCGCAAGAGCCAGGCGCTGCTCGCGGCGCTGATGCTCGACAAGCGGCTGAGCGAGATCGAGGATCGCTTCGGCATGAACCCGGCCGCCCGCCAGCGCCTGGTTCCTCGCCATGTCGGCGGCCGGCGCGCAGCCGTCGCTGCCGATCCCCGGCGCCGAGGCGAAGCCCGAGGCCGAGACCGACAAGCTGCCGCTGCCGAACGCGCCGGCGCCGGCGTCCCCGGTCGGCCTGCTGAAATGTGATGGCGACCGCCGCCGCGGTGGCGCCCGCGCCGCCGCCCAGGTCGGACTGCGGGCGATACTGGTTTGACGAGGCCGCCGCCGATCGGGCGGCTGATTTCTTCCCGAAGCATCTGCGCTTCACCACCGGCGAGTTTGCCGGCAAGCCCTTCCGGCTCGAGGCCTGGGAGGCCGACGACATCATCCGCCCGCTGTTCGGGTGGAAGCGCGACGACGGGACGCGGCGCTATCGGCGCTGCATCGTCTGGATCCCGCGCAAGAACGGCAAGACCGAGCTGGCCGCCGGCGTCTCGCTGCTGGCGCTGCTCGGCGACGGCGAGCTGGGCGGCGAGGTCTATTCGATCGCGCGCGACAAGGACCAGGCCACGATCGTCTTCGACAAGGCTGCCATGATGGTCGCCTGGTCGGAAACGCTGAGCCGTCACCTCGAGTGCTACAAGACCTCGATCTTCTGTCCCGAGCTGACCGCATCGTTCAAACCGCTGACCGGCCGCCCGCAAGGAAAGCACGGCCTCAACGCCTCGGGGCTGATCGGCGACGAAGTCCATGAATGGGCGAACGGCGATCTCTATACCTTCGTTCACCAGAGTGAGGCCGCCCGTCGGCAGCCGATCGAGTTTCTGATCAGCACGGCCGGCAACCGGATCGGCTATGGCTGGGAGCTATGGGACTATTGCCAGAAGGTGCTGGCCGGCGAGATCGACGATCCGGAAACGCTGATCGTGGTCTATGCGGCTGCCCCCGAGGACGACTGGACGGATCCTGCGACCTGGGCGAAGGCCAACCCGAACCTCGGGGTCTCGGTCAAGCTCGACTATCTCGCCGAGGAATGCCGACGGGCGAAGGACATGCCGCGGCTGCAGAATGATTTCCTGCGCTACCATCTCAATATCTGGACCGAGCAGGCGGTGCGCTGGCTGCCGATGGACGCCTGGGATGCCTGCGGGTGGCCCGAGGGTGCCGGCCGCGACAATGGCCGGTGGGCCGACCCGGCCTTCGAGGCCGAACTGGAAGGCCGCCGCTGCTTCGGCGGCATGGATCTGTCGACCACGACCGATCTGTCGGCCTATTGCCTGTGGTTCGAACCGCTCGAGCCGGGCGGGGTGTGGCGCAAGCTGACGCGGGCGTTCGTTCCGCAAGCGAGGATCGCCGAGCGGGTCAAGCGCGACCGGGCGCCCTATGACCAGTGGTTGAAGTCCGGGGCGCTGATCGCGACGCCGGGCAATGTCATCGACTATGATTTCATCAAGGCGCAGCTGGTCGAGGATGCGACCCGCTTCGACCTGCAGCAGATGGTGATCGACCGCTTTCTGTCGACGCAGATCGCGATCCAGCTGAACGCCGAGGGGATCGAGACCCTGCTGATGGGGCAGGGGTTCGTGTCCATGTCGGCGCCGTCAAAGGAATTGGAGCGCCTCGCGCTCGACCGGAAGATCGACCATGGCGGTCACCCGGTCGCGCGCTGGTGCGCCAGCAACGCCGCGATCGCGACCGATCCGGCGGGAAACATCAAGCCGGCCAAGGATAAGTCGACCGAACGGATCGACGTGATTGTGGCCGACGTGAACGCGCTCGCAGGCGCTCTTGCGGGCCAGGAAGAAACGGCGACGCCGGGGATCATATTGCTATGAAGCTGCGCGAGGCGATCGGATATTGGCTGCTCGGCGAGACGCCGGCCGCTGCCGCGCTGGCGCCCGCGCCAAATGGCGCATTGATCAATGGGGTCAGCAATTCGACGATCCCGCTGCCCGAGCTGCGCCGCGGCAGCGATGCCTATGAAATGTTCACCGGCGTGCCCGCGATCCAGGGGCTGCCGGTGGTCACCGACCGCTCGGCGCTGTCGGTCGCGGCGATCTGGGCGTGCGTCAACCTGCTCGCCGGCGCCGTCACCACCCTGCCGGTCAACATCCTCGGCCGCCAGGCCGACGGCACCTATTCGCCGCTCGACGACGATCCCTTGTGGTGGATGCTCAACGAAGAGTTCTGCCCGCGCTGGAACGCGGTCGGCGGGTGGGAGTGGCTGATGCTCTCCCGCCTGTTCCACGGCGACGCCTTTGCCGAGATCCTGCGGCGCGGGCCGCTGGTCAATGGCCTGGTGCCGCTCCACCCCTTGCGGGTCGAGCCAGTGCCGTGGACCGACGGCAGCCGGCTCGCCTACATCATCTGGCCCGAGCCCGGCGTCGGCCCGCAAGAGGTCCGGGTGCTCGACCAGGACGACGTGCTGCACGTCACCGGCTTGGGCTTCAATGGCTGGCGCTCGATCTCGCCGCTCCGCTACGCGCTGCAGATGGTCGGCGGCGTCGCGATCGCCGCACAAGACTATTCGGGCCAGTTTTTCGCCAACCAGGCCCGCCCCGATTATGTGCTCAGGACCGACCATAATCTCGCTCAGCCGACGATCGATAATCTGCGCGAGCAGGTGATCGAAAAGCACAGCCAACAGCGCGGCCAGGGCCACCTCCCGATGGTGCTGCAGGGCGGCCTCGACGTGAAGACGCTGACCCTGCCGAACAAGGACGCCGAGCTGATCGCGACGCGGCAATTCCAGATCGAGGACATCGCCCGGATCTTCGGCGTGCCGCCGTTCATGATCGGGCACAATGAGAAGACCACCAGCTGGGGCTCGGGGGTCGCCGAGATGGGCGAGGCGTTCGTGCGCTACTCGCTCGGCCGCCACCTCACCGCCTTCCAGACCGAGATCAATCGCAAGTTCTTCCGAACCTCGCGCAAGATCGCCCGCTTCGACACGTTCGAGCTGGAAAAGGCCGATCTGGCGACCCTGTTCGAGACCTTCCGCACCGCGCTCGGCCGCGCCGGCGAGGCGCCGTTCATGACCCGCGACGAAGTCCGCAAGCTGATCAACCTCGGCAAGATGCCCGCCGAGCCCACCACCGAGGAAGCAAGTGATGCGCAACCGACTGCTCAACCTGCTCAAGGCTAACGCCGCCAAGGGTCGCGGTGCCCAGGCCGAGGGCAATATCGTCTATCTCTACGACTATATCGCCGGCTCCGAGGCCGAGGCGCAATGGTTCGGCGGGATCAGCGCCGAGGGCTTCACCCGCCAGCTCGGCCAAATGTCGGGCGACGTCGAGATCCGGATCGACAGCCCCGGCGGCGACGTGTTCGGCGGCCGGGCGATCGCCCAGGCGATCCGCGACTATCCGGGCCAGGTCACCTGCCGGATCGACGGTCTCGCGGCGAGCGCGGCCAGCTATATCGCGATCGCCGGCGACAAGGTGACAGCGGCGCCCGGCGCTTTCCTGATGATCCATCGCAGCTGGACCCTGGCGATGGGCAATTGCGGCGATCTGACGGCGACCGCGGGCGTGCTCGAGAAGATCGACGGCACGATCGCGGCGAGCTACGCGGCCAAGGCCGGCGAGAGCGACACCGACTGGCTCGCGCTGATGGACGCCGAGACCTGGCTGACCGGCGCCGAGGCGCAGGCGCTCGGCCTGGTCGATGAGGTGCTGTCCGAGCAGGCGACCAAGGCGCAGGGCCGGGTCGCCTGGGATCTCGCCGCCTTCGAGCATGCGCCGGCCGCCGCCGAGGCGACCGGCGAGGCTGACCCCGCCGCGGCCGAGGCCAGCGAAGAGGATCCGGACGAGGAAGGCGACAACGACGGCGATCCCGACGACTTTCCGCCGCTGAAGGACCAAGACGTGGCCGTCCACGACGTGATTGCAGCCAGGATGCGGCGCCTCGCCGTCGATCTCTTGCTGACCCGAACTGCCTGAGCGCGCCGCGCAAAGGGAGACCCCGAAGGGCCGCATGTCGCGGCCCTTTTTTTATGGAGACCACACCATGAGCATTCAGGCTCTCCGCGAGAAGCGCGCGGCCAAGGCGAAGGCGCTTCAGGAGCTGGTGAAGAAGGACGGCGCCTGGAGCGGCGACGACCAGACCGCCTATGACGCCGCGATCCGCGAGGTCGAGGCGATCGACGCCGAGATCGAGCGCCACCAGCGCATCAATCAGCTGACGGCCGAGACCGCGCTGCAGAACGGCATCATCGACGCGGCGCAGCGCCACGGCCAGGATGACAAGTCCGAGGCCTGCAAGCGGTTCGCCAAATGGCTGCGCGGCGGCGACGCGGCGCTCTCCGCCGAAGACTGGGCGCAGCACCGCGCTGCGATCGCGAACACCATGTCGACCACCACCGGCAGCGAGGGCGGCTATGCGGTCCAGACCGACGTCGCCGCGACCGTGCTCGACGCGCTGAAGGCGTTCGGCGGCATGCGCGCGGTGGCCGACGTAATGCACACCGCCCAGGGCAACGATATCCAGTGGCCGACCTCGGACGGCACCAGCGAGAAGGGCGAGCTGGTGACGCAGAACAGCCCCGCCGCCAGCGCCGACATCAGCTTCAGCTCGCTGACCCTGTCGGTCTACAAGTACAGCTCGAAGGTCGTCACCGTGCCGATCGAGCTGCTGATGGACTCGACGGTCGATATCGAGGCGTTCGTGCGCAATCGCCTGGTCCAGCGCCTCGGCCGCGTCACCAACGATGACTTCACCACCGGCTCGGGCACCGGCGCACCCAAGGGCGTCATCACCGCCGCCGGCACCGGCAAGACCGGCACCACCGGCCAGACCGCAACGGTCATCTATGACGACCTGGTCGACCTCGAGCACAGCGTCGACCTGGCCTATCGCGAGCCCGGCAATTGCCGCTTCATGATGAACGACGGCTCGGTCAAGATCATCAAGAAGCTGAAGGACAGCCAGGGCCGGCCGATCTTCCTGCCCGGCTATGACCCCGCCAACTATGGCAAGCTCGACACGATCCTCGGCTATCCGGTCCAGGTCAATCAGAGCATGGCGGCGATGGCAGCCAACGCCTATTCGATCGCGTTCGGCGACTTCAGCCATTATGTGATCCGCGACGTTCTCGACGTGATCATGCAGCGCTACACCGACAGCGCCTTCGCGACCAAGGGCCAGGTCGGTTTCCTCGCCTGGCTGCGCTCGGGCGGCAACCTGATGGACGTCGGAGGCGCGGTCAAAACCTACCGCAACAGCGCCACCTAAGCGCTGACCGCATGCCCTACCGGCGGGCTAAGCCGGCGTTTCCCAACCGAACCAAATGCATTGGCTCCGAACCGGAGATTTCCACTATGGCTACAAACCCCGATATCGCCGCCCTTCAGGCGGCTTATGACGCTGCGCTAGCCGCTTCCCAGGCGAAACCCGAAGACGCGGACCTCGCCAAGGCGGCCGACGACGCCAAGGCCGAGCTTGCCGCTGCCCAGGTCGATGCCGCCAAGGGCAAGAGCAGCAAGGTCGATGTCCGCGTGCTGCGCGACGAAGGCGATTACACGATCGACACCGTCGCCCCCCTGTCGGCCGACGATGCCGTCGTCGCCGCGCGCGATGGTTGGGGCGATCCCAACCCTGCGGCCGTTGCCTTCATCAAGAAGGAAATCGCCGCGAAGGCCGCTCGGGCCTGATCCTCAACCCGAACCGACTAGCGCCTGGAGCCCCGACATGCCGTTGCTCGATCTCGCCGAGGCGAAGGACCACCTTCGCATCGAGTCGGACGATACCGACAGCGACGTCCGGATCCAGGCGCTGATCGACACCCTCGCGCTGCACCTCGCCGACGATTGGAACATCGTCGCCGATCGTGCCAGTTTCAGCTGGGCCTTCGACGACTTCTCCGGGCTGATGCTGCTGCCGGCGACGCCTGTCCAGCAGGACACGATCGCGGTCACCTATCTCGACCCGCAGGGCGGCCAGCAGACGCTGACCGACTTCCGGGTCGTGCCGGCCTTCCGCTCGAAGCATTTCGTCCGCCTGGTGCCGGCGATCGGCGGCAGCTGGCCGCTGGCGGCGAAGGGGGCGGCCATGATCACGGTCACCGCCGATGTCGGTTTCGTCGCGGATCCCGAGAGCGATGACAGCGCTGCCGTTCCGGCCAATATCCGCCACGCAGCCAAGCTGCTGCTCAGCTATTTCTTCAACAACAGCGATGCGGTGATCAGCCGCGCCGAGGTCGAGCAGGTGCCCGGCGTCGCCGGGCTGATCAACAGCTACCGGATCTGGGCGATCTGATGCCGCCCCTCCAATCGAGCGACTATAACCGGCGCATCGAGATCTGGCGCGACAGCACCAGCTCGGACGGTGCCGGCGGCTCGCTGACGACACCGACCCGCCTGGTCGGCCGCTGGGCCTCGGCCAAGCCGCTGCCGCGCACCGTCACCGCCGACGTCGCCGACGTTCATTTCAAGATGCCGAGCTGGCGGATCGAACTGCGCTGGTACGACGTCCAGATCGGCGATCGGGTGCTGCTCGGCGGCAAGTCGTACATCGTCCGCAATGCCTTCGATCCCGACGGCTTCCGCCTGACCATGGTGCTGATGGTCGAAGAAATCGGAGCGCAAAGCTGATGGCCTATCGCCGCTCGAGCGTGAAGGGCGCGACGTCGTTCCGCCGCCTGGTGCGCCAGCTCCCCGATGCCTCGCAGGCCGAGCTGCTGGTGCTGCTCAACCAGGCCGGCCCGGTGATCGCCGCCCGCATGAAGGCGCGCACGCCAGTGCTGGCGACGCCGCGCAAGGACCGCCAGGCGGGTGCGCTGCGCGACGGGATCGCCTGGAAGGTCAATGCCAGGAGCATGACGCTCCAGGTCGGCCTGCTCGGGACGCCGCGGGGGCGCGCCAAGCTGTTCTACGGCCACATCATCGATGTCGGTCGCAAGGCCAAAACGGTGACGATCAAGCGCGGCGCGCATGAGGGCAGCGCGCTCCACGTCCGCGCGCTGACGCCGTTGCGCCTGGTCTATAAGGGGCTGCAGGATTTCCGTTCGGGCTTCCTGCCCGAATATCGCCAGCTGATGGACCGGATCCTGCTGCGGGCGGCGCAGGGGGCCGGCGATGACTGATCTCAACTGGGCGGTGCAGAAGGCGGTGTTCGACGCGCTCGCGGCGGCCGCCGTCTCGGCGCCGGTCAAGTCGTTCGTGACCGCCGACGACGCCTTTCCCTATGTCCAGCTCGGCGACGATATCGTCACCGATCTCGGCACCAAGGATTGCCGCTGCGAAAGCCACGAACTGACCATCATCACGATGGTCTCGGGCAAGTCGCGCAAGCCGATGAGCGATCTGCAGGAAGAGATCCGCGCTGCGCTCCACGATCAGCCGATCGGCTTCGAGGGCGCGAAGCTGTCCCATCCGAAGCAGACCAGCGCGGGCGGCGGCCAGGTCGATATCGACCTGTTCATGGGAACCCAGACTTTCCAGATCATCGCCCAGGACGGTTAGTTTTTGGAGGTGAGGGCCTTTTCGACGAGGCGGCGGATCGCTTCAGAGCGAGTCGGGATATCATCCTGCTGCCGTCGCCAATCATCGATCGCCTTCGACATTTGGTCAGAAAGGCGAAGATTGACGAGCTGAGGCAGAGTTGTTTCGCGTGCCATAAAACATCGTGTAAGACACGGCTTGACGATTTGCAACACTATCGCGTAAGACGCGAAACAGGCCGGACGGAAGGTGGAACTTCCATCCGGCCCTAACCGAAACCGATCCCAAGGAGATCGATATGGCTGTCAGCCATCTAACATTTGCTGGTGCCCCCGTCACCCCGGAGCCTGTCGACCGGCTGCGCTTCCTGCTGGACGGGACGCGTGACCACCCTTCGCTCGATGATTTTATCGATGACGTGGGCCTCTGCCAGAGCCTGCTGTCGCAGAGCGAGTTGCGCGCGCTCTTCGCGGAGACGGACCGGAGAAGGCGCAGTTTCGGACGTCGCCGCCCGAAAGCGGTTTGCGTCCCGAGGGCGCTGGTATGAACATGAGAGCGGAGAAAGCAGTGATGGGCACGGCATTGCAGCCGACGCTGCAGGTGGTGGACGGGGTCGTTCGGGCGAGCAGCGAGGATGTCGCCACCGCGTTCGGTAAGGCGCACAAGGATGTCTTGCGGTCGGTGGATGCGCTGTTGCGGGCGCGTGCCGATCTACGTGGGCGCAATTTTGCGCCGACGTTCATTTCGGTTGCTGGGCCGAATGGCGCCGTTTCGAAAGTCGCGAGCTTTCGCTCTGGATCGCGACGGCTTCACGCTGTTGGTCATGGGCTTCACCGGCCCCAAGGCTCTCGACTGGAAGATCGCCTATATCGAGGCGTTCAACCGGATGGAGGCGGCGCTCAAGGCGAGAGCGGCGAACGATACCATCCCGATGATGCCGACGCCCTATCTCGGCACCGCCGACGACGTCAGCCAGATCCGGACGGCGGTGCTGCTGGTCCGCGAGTGCAAGGATCTCTACGGGCAGCAGGCCGGCCGCCAGATGTGGGAGAAATTGGGCTTCCCGGTGCCCGAGGTCGATCTCGCGCCACCGCGTGTCATGACGGGCGAGCCGGCGGCTCCGCGCGAGGGCGATCTCCACGCCTGGGCGCGGGCGGCAGCGGTGGACCCGAGCCGGCGCCACGCCACCAGCGTCGGCGATCTGTTCGACAGCTACAGCCGCTGGTGCGGAACGCTCGGCCACAATGTCATGAGCGCGGCCCGGTTTCGCCAGGCGATGGTTACGCTGTTCGGGACCGAAGAACATCCGGACATGATCAGGGTCTTCATGAAGCGGCGCTGATCAGCCGAGAGTGAAGCGTTTCAACGGACCCCGCTTCGGCGGGGTCTTTCATTGGAGTGACGAAGATGACCGCATCCGCAATTTTGCTCGGCAACGAATATATGCTGTGGGTCGAGGCGACGACCCCGGGCACCTACAACGCCGTCAAGGGCCAGGGGACGCTGACGATCAACCGCTCGCAGCAGAAGATCGACACCAGCTCGAAGGACACCTCGGGCTATGCGACCTCGGCCTATGGCCTGAAGGATCTGACGATCGACGTCGACGTCAAGGTCTCGCTGCCCGACGCCAGCGGCTATACCCGCCTCGAGACGCTGTGCAACGCCGAGCCGCCGGCGCCATTCAACGTCCAGGTGCGCAAGGGCGGTGCTTCCGGCGAAGACACCGACGCGATCTTCGAGGCCTCGGTCTATGGCTCGATCTCGAGCATCGCCTTCAACCAGAACGGCACGGTCGACGCCAAGGTGCAGCTGGCGCTGGCGGCGGCGCCGGCGACGGACGCGCTGGCCTGATCATGAGCAAGGCCAATGAGGTGCGCGGCGAGGTCGCGCTGACGCTCGAGGGCGTCGCCTACGTCCTTCGCCCGAGTTTCGAGGCGATCGACGAGTTCGAGGCGGCGACCGGGAAAAGCTGCTTCGAGCTGTACGCGCTGGCGGCGCAGGACAAGCTGCCGCAGCGCGACGTCGCGGCGATCGCGACGTCGTGCATCCGGGCCTGGGGCCGCCAGGCCGAAGACAAGGTCGCCGCGCACCTCAATGAGGACCGGGTCAAGCAATTGATCCTCGAGGGCGAGGGCGGGATCCTGGTCGCGACGCGCAGCTTGAGCATCATGTTGCTGCTCGCCGCGACCGGGGGCGTCACCGCCCAGGGGGAAGCCAAGGCGCCGCCGCCGTCCACGGACAAGCCGGCGGCGCCGAAAGCGAAGACCTGCGCC